GTTACGAGTAAACCTACAACATTGTCTGGCTATGGTATTACTGATGCATATAGTTCTAGTAATCCTGCTGGATATATCTCAGGTATTACTTCAGCTAACGTGACTACGGCATTGGGTTATACACCATACAATGCTACTAACCCTAGTGGTTATATTTCAGGTATTACCTCTGGAATGGTTACTACTGCTCTAGGCTTCACGCCGTACAACGCGACGAACCCAAGCGGGTATATCACCAGCGCTGCGCTTGCGAGTTACCTGCCTTTGAGCGGCGGCACGTTGACGGGAAACCGCCCGATTACGTTCGATACCAGCGGCGGTGGCGTGCAGATCAAGGGCGATACGGGCGGCTGGGTTACGGGCCTGTACTTTATCGGCTCATCAGGGACAAACCGAGGCGGTTTTGGTGCGCTTGGCGGTGCAGATGCCCTGACAAACTTTTGGGTTGGTCCTGCGTATAACAACACATGGATGACGTGGAGCAGCTCTGCAGTCAATGCGCAGGTTGCGCTTCAACAGGGCGGAAACCAAGTTCTGCACGCAGGCAACTACACCAGCTACATACCAAACACGTTTGTTGGTTGGAGCAACCACGACGCTAACGCACTGTATGGTAGTGTGTGGGCACGATCTGCGTTTACATACGCCAACAATGCACCTTGGGTTGGGCCCGTCGCGACGCTTCCGGCCAGCGGGTACGATTTCCAGATCAACAGCCAGTACAGCGGCCATGAATTTTCTGTCCGTGCCCGGAATGGCGACAACAACACGTGGATGGCTTGGAAGCGCGTCCTGACGGACTACAACTACAATACGTGGGCACCAACGCTAACAGGCGGCGGGGCTTCGGGTACGTGGAGCATCAACATCACCGGGAACGCCGCCACAGTTTCGAGCATCACAAATAACACCGGACTTCTGGTAAACAACCTGTATGCGCCTGGAACCAGCAGTGTCGTTGACGGCCTAACCTCGACAACTTTCCGTCAAAACATGTTCGGCACAACCGCCTACGGTTTTGCCCTATCTACCGCTCGTTGGAATGCGGTTCCTGCGCCCCTGAGTGGTTTGTCAAGCTACGGGACGATGGTATCGTGGTCTGGAAGTGATACGCACGGCTTTTTGGCGATGAACTACAACGTTGCGGGCGCCATCATTGGTGGCGGTAATGCTCAGAACATCAACTGGACTGCGACACTTATCCACTCCAGCAACTATTCCAGCTACGCTCTTTCGCTAAGTGGCGGCTCGGTAACTGGCGACACAACATTCAACGGGTACTTGCAGGCGATGGGTATTTTCTACCATCGCGGCGATTACCAGATGCTGAACTCAGCAGGCAACGGCTGGAACACAATCATTGCCCGGAATGGTGTAAGCCCGTACCTGACGAACATTACATACGGCGGCAACACAATCCCGCAGGCTGGCAACTACAGCAGCTATGCCCTGCCACTGAGCGGAGGCACTGGCTCAGGCAACTGGTACACGTCAGCATATGTGGGTTCCAGTGTTGTCCATATTCGCAGTGATTCGCTTGAAGATCGCGTAAGCGCATCTGATCAGGCGGCGTGGCCGTTAACTACTACGGATACAACGTAGGCGCGACGTACTTCCGCAACTTCACCATTTACGACGGTAAAGGTGTCAACGTCGCCACGTTCACTGGAAGCACAAAAGCGTTTTCCACATCAGGTTCCATTACAGCCGCTGGCAACGTCACGGCCAACTCTGACGAGCGACTGAAGAAAGACTGGGTTCCTGTGCGCCACGATTTCATCGAGCACCTCGCCGTGGTCAAGTCCGGCACTTACACCCGCGCCGACAGTGGTGAGCGTCAGGCTGGCTCATCTGCGCAGGACTGGCAGCGTCTGTTGCCCGAAGTGGTGGCCGAAGCTGCTGACGAGGACAAGACTTTGTCGTTGGCCTACGGCAACGCTGCACTGGTCTCCGCAGTCGAATTGGCCAAGCGCATTGTCGAACAAGAGCAACGCATCAAGCGTTTAGAATCCCTTATTAACAAACTCTTAGGAAATCAAAAATGACAGACATCATTTCGGCTGCACCTCAGCCTTCTAACTTTACCGCTACCTTTGAAATCAAAATCAACGCAATCCGCACAGCAACTTTCGGTGAGCTGATCAACGTCATCAGAAAAGTTGATTGGACCTTGAAAGGCACCGAAAGTGGGCAGTCTTTTGAATTGCCACAAACCACTGATCTTGGCTATCCGCAAGTAGAGTCTTTTATGCCTTTGGCACAGGTTGACGAGGCTAGTGTCATTGCCTGGGTTGAAGCTACTGAGACACGCATGCCGGGAATCAAAGCACACATCCAGATGGTGCTGGACAAAGAAGTGGCTAAGGCTGCCTTAGAGAGCGCTCCATTGCCATGGGTTACTACTGAGGCTACACCATAATTATGTCAACAACATTACAACATACAACAGAAACGGGGGTGGGTATGGCTGCAAAAGCTGCTGCACCAGTTACCGTGTCTCTGGCAACAATCTATGGATACCAAGTATCAGAGATTCTTCTTTGGTGTACCTTAATTTATACGGTACTTATGATTGGTCATAAGTTATTTTCTATCTATAAAGATATAAGAGGACCACGTATTCCCTCTGACCTTGTTTAATTAAAAGGAGGCTACCATGATTGAACGAATGAAGGTAGCTTCCCTTTCCTTATCTGCTTCTGCTCTCATAAGCATTGCAGTAAGTGAAGGATTTAGACCGGAAGCTTACGCACCTGTAAAAGGAGATGTACCCACCATAGGTTTTGGAACCACAGACAATGTAAAACTTGGTGATAAAATAACTGTAGAAAAAGCTTTAATAAGATTACTAGACGATACAAATACTTTTGAAGGTGCTGTGAAAGAATGTGTAAAAGTTCCATTAGCCAGTAATGAGTATAACGCTTATGTATCTCTATCATATAACATAGGAACTAACGCCTTTTGTAAATCAACTCTGGTAGTTAAACTTAACAAATATGATTATGAAGGCGCATGTAAAGAAATCCTTAGATGGGATAAGTTCAAAGGTAATCCCTTGCCTGGACTTACTAAACGAAGACAAGAAGAGTACAGGATCTGCAATGGTTAAGTATATATTAGCTTATGTTATTTCTTGTGCTTTATTCTGTTACTTTTCCTATGACTATGGGGTAGGTAAGGGTAATTTAAAACTATCCCAGTTTAAACAGCAAATAACAGAACAAGCTTATAAGGATGTTGTTAAACTACAACAACAGATAAGTGCAAATGAAACAAAGAAACAAAATGAAATTCGCATCATTAATAATCGTCATGCTGCTATCGTTAGTAGCTTGCGGAACCGTCCCGAAAGACCTGCCGAAGCTGCAGTTGCCACCACTATCAGCTCAGGAACAGGAAGCACTGGACAACAACTTTTTAGAGAAGATGCAGAATTTCTTGGCCGGCAAGCTCAACTAGCCGACACCTTAAAAGAGTCGCTTACATCCTGTAGGCGGTACCTATTAGAAATAAACAAATAAAGGACACACGTTGAAACGCAGTATCAGACAACGTAAGGAAAAGTTTATTCAAGCTGAACGATCTTTTCATATTAACCCTAAAACCGAGAATCAAAGAATTCTCTTAGATGCTATCCAAGAATTCCCCATTACAGTTACCTTAGGTGCTGCTGGTGTAGGTAAGACTTACTGTGCTGCGAGTAAGGTAGCTCAACTATATTTAACAGGTCAATACGACCATATTATTCTCACCCGGAGTAATATACCCACAGGACGATCCTTGGGTTTCTTTCCCGGTGATATTAATGAAAAGCTAACACCTTGGTTATTACCCTTGATTTCTGTACTACAACAGCAATTAGGTAAAACTAAATATGACTATATCTTAGAGAAAAGTATTCTCCAGTTACAGCCATTAGAAACTATTAGAGGTAGGTCTTTTGAGAATTCACTTGTATTAGTTGATGAATGTCAGAACCTTACTATTGAAGAATTAAAAGCAATTACTACACGACTAGGTGAAAACTCTAAGATGATTCTTATGGGTGATGCCTCTCAGTCGGATATTGATAACGGAACTAATATTGTTAAGTTCTGTAAGATCTGTGAGAAACATAATATTGAAATTCCTATTGTAAGATTTACAGTGGATGATATTGTAAGATCAGATATTGTCGGCCAGCTAGTAAGAGCATTTATTAAAGAAAAGATTTAAAGGAGACCGTACATGACGGAGCAAATTAAAGGCTTAGGTGAAGGTGGCCTTAATACAGATACACCACCAATGATTGTACCTATGAATACCTTTACAGATGTTCTTAATGTACGATTCTATGATAATGCCGTACAAACAATAACGGGGGAGAACATTAGTAGGGTTGTGAGTATCAGTCCTGACTTTGGGACACACTGGAGACGACCTGACCAGGGCTACAATATCTTTGCTAAAAATGGATACTTTGTAAGAGTAGATTCTGCGGGTAATTCTTCAGCTATGCTGTCGAGTAACGATACTGTGTACAATAACAGTGATTGGCAGAGTACTCCATTTAATGGTGGGTTTGCTCAGGTATTTAATAATGGCACCTCAACACCACTGTACTGTTTGTATGGCAGTCTAACTGCTAACAACACACTACAACCTTTACCCGGATGGAACTACCTAGCAGGCCTTACTGTAACCGCTAAAGTTATCAGGTCACTAAACTACTCACTAGTAGCAGCTAACCTCACACTAGATAATAGCGGAGTTATTACAAATGCACCCGGTACGGTAAGGGTATCCGTGCAGGCACCTACAGGTAACGTCCCACAAGTATGGCAACCAGGTTTGACAACAGACACAGCTATGAGTTTGAGTTATCTTCCACATCACCTGTTTTAGACATGGCTACTCTAAGGGGTAACATGTTTATCTACTCCTCAGACAGCATTAGCATACTTACAATAGGTAGTGTATCTAAAGTATCCCCATACTCCTCTTCATATGGTATTCTAAGCACTGATTGTGTAGTAGAGTTTGATGGTAAACACTTTGTTGTTGATAGAAATGATATTTATATCCATAGTGGTTCAGGTAATATTGAGTCATTGGCTGACTTTAGAATTAAAAGGTACTTCTTCAATAACCTTAATAAGAGCTATATTAATAAAGTACATGTAGTTAAAAACCCTTTCTTTAAAGAAATCTGGATTAACTATCCTAAAGGTACATCAACTGTTTGCAATGAATCTCTTATTTATAATTATAAAAATAATACATGGACTAAGAGAACACTAGCTAATGTAACTTATACTTTTAATGGACCCTCTAATTTAAATAATCAGTTCCAGTATGGCAATGAAGTGCTATACTTCACAACAAACTCCACACAAACATTAGTTACAGATGATCTCTATAGAATGTGGAATGGAACAGCTCTGGTGTCTTATGAATCTTTTATTGAGAAAAAGAAACTAAACACAGGTGATACTACAGGAAGTTCTTTAATTAGTTCTTTATACACTATCTTTGATTCAGTACCTGATAACACTTCTATTGATGTCTATGTTAAAGGGCAGAATAATTACATTGATAATATTACATTTACTGCTGATGATAAGTTTGTGTTTGAACCCTCAAATAAGAAGTCACAAGGTTATAAATTAGATCCACGTGTTAATGGTCGTGTAATGAACTTCAAGATAACATCCAATAGTTATTGGCGACTTCCTGCCTATGCCTTTGATGTAAGACCTGCTGATAGGAGATAATATGATAAATCCACCCATTACAGGTAATAATGAGCTAGACTCGTATCTGTATGAACTACACCTAAATGGCACTGATAGTGGTATGGTATCTACTGGCAATTTAGATCCTACCACGGGTGAGCCTGTTGGATACACCTATCAATATATCCATGTAAAATATGCTGATGATAATACTGGTACAGGTATGACAGATACCCCCACATACAAGATGTATTGGGGTATCTTTAACAGCACATCATCTACTGAATCAACTAATCCGGCAGACTATACTTGGTATAAATCCCCTTCTGGTTTTGGTACAACTACTTTCTTGTACTATTTAATTTTGGGTGGTAGGCAGATTAAGTTTGCTTTAAACACTTCTGCTCCTGACTATAAATGGAAACAGG